AGAGTTCCATATCCTTGAAGTTGCCTTTGATGATAATGTCAACGGAACGGTTCTCGCCAAATCCCCATCCCCATCCTACAAAGTTGGCGATGAAGTTACCTACACCAAGAATGAGCGTGGCGGTATCAAGATTCAAAGAGAACAAACAACCAATTTTCCTAACTCTAACTATTCTCCCAAAGTGAGCAACTCAAACCAATCCGAACAAATCGCTCGTAGCGTTGTATTCAAAGGTGCTATTGACCTCGTGTCTGCGGGAGTCATTGAAATCAAGGACATCCCCCGCTTTGTAGAGCAACACCTTCCAGTTGTAACGGGCGCATCGGAGCAATCAAACTCCTACGCTTCCCACTTCAACGATAGTTCACCATTTTAATTGAAGATAAAGAAAATAACCCCACGAAAGTGGGGCTTTTTTTTTAACATTGTCAAATGCAAACACACCCATCCCTTATAAAAAGTGGAGACATTTTTGACTATCTTCAAAAAGCCCGAAAGGGAAAGATACCCGAAGCCTCCAAGTTCGGACACAACGAGATAGATGACTATCTACGCTTCAAGCGCGGAAACTTCATCGTAGTAACGGGACACGCCAATGTCGGCAAGACCCACACGATGCTCTATCTTATGTTGCTACATACGCTCAAAAACGGCACTCGTTGGCTTGTATATTCTTCGGAGAACGATGTGCGGTCTATCCAGCGCAAACTCATAGAGTTTCTTTGCGGAAAGCAGATACAATACATTGATGATGTAATGTTTGCTCGTAAGTATGACTTCGTTCAAGCACACTTCCAGTTCATTGATAACGAGCAGTTGTTTGATGTTTTTTCTTTGCTTGATACAATGGGCGAGATATACGATGAGTTCCAATTTGATGGCGTATTGATTGACCCCTACAATTCGTTGACCATTAACCAACGCAAGTTGGGAAAGATTTCTTCACACGAATACCACTATGAGGCAACAAGCCATATTCGTGTATTCTGCAAGAAGTTTGATGCAACCGTTATTGTCAATACGCATCCCGCTACCGAAGCATTGCGTAAAGTTCACTACAAGGGGCATCCCTATGAGGGGCATCCCATTGCGCCAATGGCAAGTGATGTAGAGGGTGGCGGTAAGTTTGTCAACCGAGCCGATGAATTTGTTGTCATACACCGATATACCCAGCACGAGGTTGATTGGATATACACCGACATACACATTCGCAAGGTGAAGGAATTGGAAACGGGTGGCAGACCAACCCCCCTTGATAATCCAATTCGCCTCCAGTCAATTAAATATAATTTAGGATATTTGATTGGTTACAAAAGCCTTATTGAATTTCCAAAACAAGAAAAAAATACTGATGTTCCCTTCTGACCCCACATTTAACGAACTCCACATCAGAGAAAAGCAAATGCTTCTCGGGTCTATTCTTTTGTGGTTGAACGATTCCGCTAACTATGCTCAAGACCACGAAGAGCAAAATGACATCATCAATAAAATTATTGACCTTGTGGAGGTAGATAGGGTGATGAATTATTTTATTGACTATGAGCGCAGCACAAACCGATTCTTAAACGAAGCAAGATTGACAAACGCTAAACTCAAACTTGAGAACCAAGAGATGAAACAAACCATTGACAAACTCCAAAAAGCCCTTGACAATGCATCCGAGAACATTTAAGAACTTTCAAACGGGAGACCACATCCGAACCAAGAAAGGCGAAATCTTTGAAGTTGCCGAGCGCGAAACATACTACTGCAAAAACTGCTCGTGCAACCTTAATGTATGCGAAAACTTCAAAGAGCGAACTACCCTATTGATTAAAAGCCAAAGGGGAACTTGGGAGATGAGCCTCAAGCAACTGAACGAAAAATACTTGAGCCAAGAAATTGATGAAGCAACATTTAAACAAGGACAATGGAAATAGGTGAACTGATTGCAGCAAAAGATATATTTTTCCAAAACATCAAATTGGAAGATGACAACTCAAGAAAGCGTGAGTTGGTATATGCTCGGGGGGCATTTGCAATGGCTTTTCGTTGCGTTGCTGGACCGAGCAAGATGGGACAAGTGCTTGGCCGAGACCACGCCTCTATTGTCCATTACTCAAAAATGCACGATACGCTATTGCAATACGAAGACTACAAGAATCTTTATGAAATGGCTACTGCGCTTCGTGATGGGTTATTTAAAAAGGAAGATTTGCCTACAATGACCCATAGCGACCTCATTCAAGTAATTAAAAAATTAAGAACCGAACTTCGCTTGGAACAAGAAAAGGTAAATCAGTTATATATTTACAAGGAGAAATTCTTTAAACTAAAGGAATTGATATGAACTTTTCCATATACCCACTTACTGGACTTTTGTTTGGGTTCAATTATTGCAACTATGGTGATGGAGAGTTTCCAACGCACGAGATTCAAATCTGCGTTGGCCTTTTCATTATTGAGGCGCACTGGTGATACTTGAACTTCTATCCAAACGACACGATGAATGGCTTCGGATGGCTATGTCCTTCGGTGCGGATAGAGATACGGCTCAAGATTTGGTTCAAGATATGTACTTGCGGATGTACAAGTATGTGGAGAATCCCGAGCGAATAATGTACAACGAGAACGAGGTAAACACTTACTTCGTTTTTGTCGTTTTAAGGAACTTGTTTATCACCTCGCAAAAGGGAATGACCTTTTCCGAACTTGAAGAATTAGACGGTAAGATAGATGAGCCGAATTACGATATGGAAACGGCTCACAACGATTTGATAGATGATATGTGGAAAGAGGTGGAAGGTTGGCATTGGTACGACTCCAAGTTGTTTAAACTCTACCACAATACCGATATGACCATCAAGAAGATAAGCGAAGAAACAAAAATTAGTGAGCGTTCAATTTGGAATACTTTAGACAATGGAAGAAAACGAATCCAAGAAAACTGCAAAGAGTCCTACAAAGCGTGGAAGACCTCGCAAAAAGACTGAAGGTTTAGGCGATACTATTGAGAAGGTAACAACGGCAACGGGAATCAAAGCAGCCGTTGATTGGTTCTCGGAGCAGACGGGTATAGATTGCGGGTGTGATGCTCGTAAACAAAAACTAAATGCCATATTCCGCTACCGAAAGCCCGAGTGCCTAACGAAGGCCGAATATGAAACGCTCGGTGGGTTGTTGTCAAAGAATGTCATTAGAACGGCAGAGCAAAAGGAAATCAATACAATTTACAACCGAATCTTCAGCGCACGAGTAGAGCCTACGAATTGCGGTTCTTGCCTCAAGGGAAGAATAGAAGAACTGAAGAAGGTATACAATACTTATGACGGAACGCCAACTATTTGAGTTCGTCAAGACAATGCTCCGCGATTTGAAGATGTCGGAGTATAAGTTCTCCAAGTATGATTGCTATTCGGAATTATACAAGATGGATATTGAACTCAAATGTCGGCGCAGCCACTACGATGACCTTTTGATTGAATGGGCGAAATATGATGCGCTTATGCAACGCGCCATCAAGTTTGGAACGCGCCCCGTTTACATCAACTCAACGCCAATCGGGATATGGGTATTTTACTTGGATGACCAAGACATACGCTGGGAAGAAAGGGATATGCCCCGCACAACCGACTTCAGCAACAACGAGAAGATTTCCAAAAAGGTCGGTTATTTAAATATCAATAACGGAAAAAAGATAAAGTAATGCCCCTACCTACCCCAAGTGGCGAAAGCCAACAAGAGTTCATCAGCCGTTGTATGAGTGAACTGAAAGAAGAATTCCCCGACCAAGAGCAAAGATTAGCCGTTTGCTATACGCAATGGCGAGGAGAATAAACTACTTGACTGAAAACGAAGAATTTGCGACTCAAAAAAAGGGTCGCATTTTTTTTGTTTCCAATTATTTTTTTTAACATTGTCTTGTTATTAACCAACTAACTCAATTAAAGTGAAAAAACCAACCTCACTTGAAGACTACAAGGCCTACGCCTTCGGCTTCGCAATGATTACGGTGTTGCTCCTAACACCATTCGCCATCGTTTCACTTCTTAATTCCTTGTTGCAATGAGTTTCAATAAATGGCAATGGGTTCGCGAGTGTGATGAAGAAGTCGCTCGTCAACTTAAAAATGGCTATCTAACCAACGAAGAAGAATGTTGGGATATGGTCTTCAATATGATTAGCGATGCAGTTACCTATAACTCGGATTGCTTTGAGATAGTACAAGAACTGAACTTCACCCAGTTTGAAGATGCGACATTCCCAATCAAAAGCATCTACGATGCGGCCTACAACGCCCTCTATGAGTGGTCGCTTGAAAATGTTGATGTTGATAATATGATTCGCAATGTGTAGTGAGTTTGGCGCACCCGACCCCTATGGAGAACCCGAGCGTTGTGAATACTGCTACACGGTTCTTGACTACAACGGCATCTGCCTTGAGTGCAACTACGAAGACTATCACGAATTATGATTGAGCAAAAGTACTTCCACATTGAAATGATTCAACCCGTTTCTTGGAGCCACACCCCACAAAACGGAGAGATGGTTGCAGAGTTTGAGGCCGTATGCCCCGAAACTGATAACCTAATCTTGACTATCCCGCTTCACGAAGATTTCTATGACTTCGCCAAAGCGTACTGCGAACAATACAAAGAATACATCTTAAACAAAATAAAATGATTACTCTTTTAAACGGAGATACTTTTGAAAAGCAAGTCCTCATTGAAAAGATGAGAGATGACTCCTTCTACTACGGATATTTGGGCAAGAATGCAATGTCCTCCAGCAACATCAAACTGCTAACCAAAAGCCCAAAGCACTACAAGTTCATTATGCAGTATGGGCAAGAGCAAAACTCCTCTGCCCTTCAAATCGGTCAATTCATTCATACGATGATTCTTGAGCCACACCTATTTGATGAACGCTTTGAGATTGTAGATGTTCAAGGAAAGACCGCCAAAGTATTCAAGGAAGCCAAAGCCAAGAGCAACAAGATTGTTCTCACGGCAAAGGAACACGATGAGAATATGCGAATCGTGGATGCAGCCCTTCGGAATGAATATGTTTTGAGTATGTGTGGCGGTGCAGAGTTTGAAGTCCCCGAGATAGCAATGCTTGATGGCTTTGCCTTTAGAGCGAAAGCAGATATTTATGATGCAAAGTATAAGTTTGCAGCCGACCTAAAAACAACGCAAGACATACGAGCATTCCAATGGAGTGCAGAGAAGTATGGCTACGACATCCAAGCGTTCATCTATACACAACTATTTAATGTACCTACAGACAACTTCAAGTTCATAGCCATAGACAAAGGCTCATTGGACATTGGGGTGTTTGACATTGCCGATTCATTCATCAACAAGGGATATAAGAAGGTGAAAGAGGCATTGAAAGACTATAAGGACTTTTTTGTCTTACACAATGATTTGGATTCTTACACAATTCAAGGAACTTTGGAATGAAAGACCAGTTTATGCGGATTGCTCTTGCTCGTTTACGCAAGGACTATCCATTCTATCCACAACGCATTGCGGTTGCAGCGAATATGTACCGCAGATGGCTTGACCGACAAATAGCACAATGAGGGGAGGGGGGAACGCTCTTGATGAGTTGGTTGGTGCTATGTTCCCCCCAAACCTTTAAGTTCAAAGACAATACGGCTCAAAGTGTAAAGTAAATGAGCCACAAAGTGTAAGACAATGAGCCTTAACTATGTAATAATGATACAAAATGATGCTTGATTGCATCATTAAAGAGCGTTTAAGCATATAACGATGGGTTTATCCATCAAGTCATATGCGGAGACATATAACCTTTAACACCAAAGAGGAATGAAAGAAGACAAGTGGATACCACTATTTACAGAAGAGGAGAAGGCTGCAATTAGAAAGCATTTAAACCTACCAACAGCAAATGAGATACATCCCGATAGTGCTTATGGGCAATGGATGAAACGATTTAATCCTAAAGAGAAATGAAATACAGAGTTAACTACACCTACTTTGACCAAAGCAAAATGAAGGCTGCAAAATGGGAGCAGAGAGAGAAGGAATTTGCGACGATGGAGGAGGCCTTACTCTTTATCAAGAAGAACGATTGGAATGTGTCATTCCGCAACGCCAACATTCAGCCCGTACTTTAAATGAACTACATTGTACAATATGATAAGTTGGTTGCCGATAATACTTGGCTTGAGGGCTTACAAAAAGGATTTAAGCACGAGATAGAAGCAGCCAAGTACGGAAGGGAATTGACCCGAAGCAGCGAACACGCCAATATAAAAATCTATCAACTGTGATTAAAGTAGTCCCAACTCAAGAGCAAATCGCAAGGGCGCAAGAGTTATTTGACTTCCGAGTTCTAAACAATAGCATCACTCAAGGTGATGGTAATCTTGCTGGTGCATTAGGAGAGATAATCGTTTGCGATTATTATCAAGCCGAACACAAAAACACCTACGACTATGATATTGTTATGAGAAATCACGACGGAGAGGAAGTTATGGTGGATGTAAAAACCAAGAGACACAATCAAGAACTAACCCCTAAACCGAATTGGGCTGCAGTCGTATCTAACTACAACACTCATCAGCAATGCGATTACTATTGCTTTGTTGGTATGGGGTATGACTTATCGGTTGCCTATATCTTTGGATTTATGCAAAAGGATGACTTCTACGAAAAAAGTATCTTTTGTAAAAAGGGTGAGATAGACCCGTTTGGAAATGGAGTGTGGACATTCACCTCCGATTGTTACAGAATGCAAGTAAAAGATTTATTGTTATGAGTATTGAAACTTTTAAATACATTGGGAGCGTACATCTGCTCCCCCACATTTCAATCACCTATGATTCCACAATATGCGATGGATGCGTTTCCATCGGTTGGCTATGGTGGGGAATATCCATTGTAAGCAAAAATGGAATGCACTTATGAAAAGTAAAATTTGCAAACGCTGCCGTAAAGACATACCTTTAAGGTATTATTGGATTAACAATTCAAAAGGAAAGACAAGTTGGATTCGCGGAACTTGTGCCTTTTGTTATTCTCAAATGAGAAGAAAGGTTGAAGAAGCACACTAAAATTTATCTGCAAGGGATGGGGTACGATACTACGGACTTTATCCCTTGTGAAGTTTGTGGGAGCAAGGCCGTAGACATTCACCACATAGAGGCAAGAGGAATGGGAGGCAACAAAGAAGCAGACACAATAGAAAACTTAATGGCTCTATGTCGGGACTGCCACAACCGATACGGGGACATCAAACATCACAAGGAGTGGCTACAAGATATTCACGAAAGAAAGTTACTTAAAAGATGAAAACCGAATTTGTATCAATTAAGAAGGTTCACCTATCGCCAACGAACCCTCGTGTTATTAAAGACCATAAGTTCCGCAAACTTGTTCAGTCTATCAAGGAGTTTCCCCAAATGCTTGAGATGCGCCCGATTGTGGTGGACGAGGAGATGGTCGTTCTTGGTGGGAATATGCGCCTTCGTGCTTGTTTAGAGGCTGGGCTAACGGAAGTACCAATCATTCGTGCAACGGAACTAACCGAGCAGCAAAAGAAAGAGTTTGTAATCAAGG